TTAGACGCCGTTGGCGACCTGGTTGGGGGTCACGATGCCGCGCCACCGGCTCTTCACGTACACCTCGGTGGTGGTGATGGAGTCGTGCCCGCACAGCGCCTGGATGAGGCCCAGCGGCACGCCGGCGAGCCACATGTCGGTGGCGCCCTTCCCCTTCATGTCGTAGAAGCCCCAGGGCAGCATCTTGGCCAGCGGCCCCTCCGACTCCAGGTGCGCGGCCCGCACGTCGGCCTGACGGCGCTTGAGCATCGCGCACAGGCCGTCGTAGCTGTAGGGCTTGCCGTCCCGGCGGTGGATCAGCGTCAGGCCCGTGACGACCTTCGCCTCGCCGCGCTTGATGGCCGCCTTGCTGGCGGGCGTGGCCTTCAGCCGCTTGAGCACCGCCTCGATCTCCGGCGAGATCTCGATGTCGACCGTGGTGCCGGTCTTCCCCTGCCGGTTGCGGATGATCTTCACCACCCGGCCGGCGGCGTCCTGCCGCTCGGTGATGTTGCGGGGCGTCCAGCCGATGATGTCCTCAGGGCGCTGGAGGGTGCGGTAGACGAGCTGGGCGAGTGCCCAGACCTGCACCGGGGCCTCGGCCAGTGTCGCGGCCAGTTCGTCGTTCTCGACGTACCGCTCGCGCTTCGTTTCCTTGTTCCGCTTCACGCCCGCGCAGGGGTTGCGGGTGACGCCGGCGTGGCCCTTGCGGATCAGCCAGGTGAACATGGTCGACAGCGCCGCCTTCTCGCGGTTCGCGCGCACGGCGCGGCCGAGCTGCAGGCCGGTGTCGAGGTAGTCGCCCACGTGGTGGGGCTCGATGCCAGCGGGGAAGAAGTCGGCGAACCAGACCTTCAGCTTCTCGCCGGCGTCGGTGTAGTCGGCCAGGGTGCGCGGCGCCAGGTCGCCCACCTTCACTCGCTGTGTGCAGTGCTTGATGAACTCGTCGAACCAGTAGGGCAGTTTCCCGAAACCCTCGTTCTGGTTGTTTCGAATCTCGGCCTCGCGGCGTTTTGCCAGCTCGACGTCGGTGCCGAGGCGCTCCCATTTCCCGTTCGGGTGGAAATAGTAGAAGGCGCCGTGCTTGGCATATACCCGCGGCGGCAGGTTAAGCGGATTCGATTTTCTGGGGCGACCCATGCGGCCCACCTTTCACCAGCTTCAGGAAGCCCTCGACATTCGGGCGCGGCGCGGCGGCCACTTCCTGTTTCTCGACCGGGTTCGAGGCGGCCGAGGGCAGCGGTGCGCCCGAGAGGATCGCCTCGGCGTGCGAGCGTACAACGACCGGGCGGCCGTTCGGCTTCGTGGCCACCGACAGTTTCAGCACGTCGCGCAGGTAGCGCACCTGGGCGGCCGGCTGACGCAGCGGCGCGCACAGGGCGTCGACCTCGGCCTGGGAGAGGAACAGGTCAGCTGTCATCGCTTGTTGAACCATCCCTGCTGCAGCCCACCCAGCCGAAGCTGCTCTTCGGCCGAAAGGAAGGAGGGTCTGGAGATGGACGGGGGCGGCTCATCCTCCTCGTAGTCCTTCAGCATCTCAGTCGCCCGGTCGTTGACCTTCATTCCCTGCGCGATCTGATCCAGCTGGGCGTTGGCCTGGCGGATCTGCTCATCAATGAGGTGCTGCACCAGGTTCTCGCCGCGCTTCGCGCGCACCTTGCCGCTGCGCTTGTTCAGCCTCGCCACCTTGATCGTCAGGGCCCTCTGGGTCTCGGACAGGCGCCGGCGGTGCTCCTGCAGCATCGTCAGCGAGTCGCCCAGCACGGCGTCGCCGTTCTCGATCGCCGCGGTGAACAGCTGCACGAGCGCGTCGCGCGCGAGCTGGTCGAGCGACGGCCCGGCTCCGTCGTCACCGGTGGCGTCGTACCGCGCGCGGCGCTCGGGGTCGAGCAGCACCTCGCGAGCGGCGTTCACGGCCTGCATCTGCTCGTGACTGCCGCCTGCGCGGTCGGGATGCGCCTCACGCGCGGCGCGGCGGCCGGCGGCCCGGATTTCGTCGGCGGTGGCGTCGCGGGGGACGCCGAGGGTCTCGTAGTGGTTCGTCATGCCGGCGTCGCCCCTTCACCAAGATCCGCCGTCCCCACCACCTTGCCGTTGTAGACCAGCAGCACGGTCCCGTCCGGCATGGCGGGGTCGATGCACACGCGGATGCCCGCCAGCTCGGTCAAGGCCCGGAGCGATTCCTTGGTGTGGGGGATCGTCGGGTTCGCGGCGCAGCGCGCCCAGTCTTCACCGGGCTGCGCGGATGGGGCGGCGGCGAGGCGGTCGATGGCGGCGTCAAGTGCGGCCCGCGACTCTCGACATTCACGCCATACTTTGAGCCGCTCCTCGCCCGTGCAGATGGTGAATTCCTTCGATGAAGGATGCAGCGCTTCCTGCGCGTCCAGCTTAGTCAGGAAGTCGCGTGTCAGAGTCGCCAGCGCCGCGCGATCCGCCTGGGCGGTGGGATGGTCGAACAACGGGCGTGCACCAGTCCAGTCGTATCCGTAGCTCAAGCGCTTAAACCCGACCTCCCACTCGCCGTAGCCGGCGAAATTGTTGTCGGGGCCCGTCAGCACGGGTCGGTTCATCCACGCCACCGGCTCGGCCAGCACGTCAGGCGAGGCGGCGGGGGTGGTGGCAAGAAGCCGCGTCACGGCGTTCCACTTCGTGGTGTCGATCATGGCGAATGCTTCGTCCGGCAGAACGTCGTCGATGTGCGTGATGAGGTCGCGCACAGCGAACGGCACCGCATCAGCGGGCGCGGCAGGGAGCGGCACGAGAGGCCCGGAGCCGAGGCGGGTGTTCCACCGCCCCAGCGCCTCGAGCTGATCCTCGTCAAGGGAGCCGATGTCCACGGTGAACGCCGGGGCGGGCGGCGCGGCGAGCGCCGCCTTGAACGCGGCGTAGCTCCGGCGGGAGAGAACTTCGCCAGCCTCGACGCGGCGGCAGAACTCCTCGGCTGCGGCGCGGAGCATGTCGGCCTGGTTGATGGTGCTCATGGCTGCGTAACCCTTTCGATCTCGCGTTGGATGGTGCTGATGCGCAGGCGGAGCTCGTCGATCGCCAGCCGCGCGAGCTCGCGCACGTCCGCGTCCTTGGAGTCCTCGTGCACGGCGAACTCCGCGCACACCCAGATGGGCGCGTCGCGGAAGATGAACCAGCGGTTGGTGACGTGTCGCCACAAGATTCGCCACATCCACAGGTGGCGGAGGATGAGGCGGGGGAGGGGGAGCTTCAAGGCATCGCCCTCCCGACGACGGCCGCGGCCCGCACGATGGCGAGGCGGGTGCCGGCCAGCGGGTCGACGAGGTCCGCGACCTGCTCGTAGGCGTTCGTCTGCCCCGGCACGCCGATCTGCGCGCACGTGGTGCCCTGGTAGCAGCGCACGGTCATGTGCAGCTTGACCGCCAGCTGCAGCGCGTCGCTGTCATCCTCCAGCGGGTTCCAAATGGTCATCCAGCCGTCGCCGTCGTAGACCTTCGGGACGAGACGATCGTGGCTGAGGGCCGACGGCTTCCACTGCAGGACGTAGCCGAAGGCCTTCGCCGCCATCTCCAGCAGCTCGCACTCGGGTTGCGGGTCGGTGCTCATGCCAGCGGCTCCGGCTCTTCACCCTCGCGGCCACCGTCGGCGAGCGGCGCGATGTCCTTGTCCTCGCCCGCGCCGCAGCCGCTGGTGTCGGCCTGCACCGCCTTGAACCAGTTGCCGAGTGCGGCCGCGCTGCTCACGCAGTGGTGCAGGGCCTTCGGCTTGTCGCCGGTGATCGCGGCGCGCAGCGCCTTGCCCGCGAGGTAGCCGACGAGCCAGAACCAGTTCTGCGCCGACTTGTTGCGGTCGTGGGCCTCGCCCCAGCGCTCCACCTGGTGGGCCATCTCCGCGCGGACCGCGCCGAGGAACTCGTCGGTCTGCGGGTTGTTGACGAGGGCCTCGAGGCGTTCGCACTCGGCGGCGCGGTTCTGCAGGTACACCAGTTCCTGGTGGCTGATCATGCGCGTGTTCATGCGGGTTCTTCCTGGTGGGAGTAGATGACGTGGCGCACCGCCTCGAAGGGGATGCACAGCGCGGCGGCCGCGGCGCGCATCGCGTCCTCGCGGTCGGGGTGAAGGGACAGCGCGCGCTCGAAGGCGGCGCGCACGGTGGTGTGGGTGACGATGGTCATCGTTGCGGCTCCGGGCTGGCTGGGAGCGCCAGTGCGGCGTCGTGGCCCACCTGGTAGCTCTTGAGCCAGTCGATCATGTGGTTCAGGTGGTCGCGCTGCAGTCCGTCGAGGACGCTCAGTTCGCGGCGACCCAGCTCAGCGATGAGTTCGTGCACGGCGTCCAGCAGGTAGGTGATGGGGTAGGTGCTGGCGTCGAACGTGTAGACGCGGCACCCAGGGATGCGAGCAGCGGCCGGCATGGCTGCGTTCCAGATGGCGCGCACGGCGTGGAAGACGTGGGTCGTCGCCATGCTGGCCGGGTCGTGGCGCTCTCCGCGGCGATCGCGCCACCGCCAGCGCGTTGCCGGTCGGTTGGAGGCTGCGGTGGTTTGCAGGCTGTTCATGCCGTCGCGTCCTCGTGGTTCAGGCGGCACAGCGGGCCCTCGTCGCGGAACAGGCCGCCGCAGCCCTCGGGCATCGCGCTGTCGCAGTTGGCGCACTTCGGCGGCGCTGGTTTCTGCGGCTCCCGCGTGCTGTACCCCACGAGCCGCCCGGTGTTCTTCTCGACCTGCACCGCCCGGTCGTCGTACAGCTCGGTCATGGCGTAGTCCTTGACGCACGTGATCGTCAGCACCTGGCCGATGTGGGTCTGGCACCAGTCGCGGATGGCGAGCGCGGCGGCGGCGGCCTGGATAGTTCTCGCGTCGGGCTGATAGTCGGGCAGCAGCTGCAGGTCCGGGGTGATGGGCATGTTGAACGGCCACACCCGCGCGGTGAAGATGCGCACCTCGCGCCCCTCGGCAATCCAGCGCTTCACCCGATCGACCATTTGGCCGATGGGCTGGCCCACGTGGGTGGGCGAGACCCAATGGTTGTACTCGGCCAGAGTGCCGTCGAAGTCCACGCCGATCCAGCCGCGGTGCTTGTTGTCGTGTTCGTGCGTCATGCGGTTCCCCTTTTCCATGGCCACGCACGCGACCTGATGAGGCGCATGCGCAGCGTCGAGCGTTGTTGTTGAGCCCAGGAGGGCAGCGGGAGGCGGGCGACTTCGTATGCCTGCCGGATGAGTTCATCGGCATGCAGCCGCCTGGCCCTCTCCCCCCTGATGGCGGATAGGCGGATGAAGTGCTCCGGCTGCAGCGCCATGTCGCACGGGAAGGGCCACGCCGGCGGCGTGCACCGCGCGACCAGGTCGAGCTGCTCGACCGAGGCCTCGAAGCGCAGGAAGTGGTAGTGCCAGCCGTCCAGGCGGCCGCCCCGGATCACGCCGGAGGCGGGAACCGTGACCAGGGCGGGCCGCTTGAACGCCATGGCGGGGCTCAGTGCGTGTTGCGTTCGATGAACGCGTCGGTGGCCGACTGGCGCGTCTTCTTCGCCGCCGGGGTCACGGCCGGCACATCGTCATCCTCGACATCGCGCTGGTCGACCTCGGGCGGCGTCAGCAGGATGTTGATCTCGCGCGACTTCAGCTTCGCGAGCTTGCCGAAGCCGGCCTCGCTGATGTTGGCCGACTCGATGTTGACCTTGACCAGCACCGAACCGCCTTCCTTCGGCGTGATCTTCCAGCCCGAGAGCACGCAGTCGGCGATCTCGAGGTTGGAGCGCTTCGTGCCCATGCCGAGGTCGACGACCAGGTCGTAGCCGGTCAGCTCGTGGCGCCACTTCAGCGCGCCCAGCTTCGCACCGGCCGGCGACAGGTTCGGCATGTCGCTCACGACCTCCACGCCTTCCAGCGTCTCCTGCTTGGCCTTCGGCGACTGGCCGCCGTTCTTCGTGAAGAGGAAGCCCTTCAGGTGTCCATCGAAGTACGACAGCGCGTGGTTGGGCAGCGCGAGCTCGACGGTGAGCTTCGCGCCCGGGTTCTCGTCCGGCTGGCGGTTCTTCTGCGAGAGCACGACGACGTCGAGCAGCTTCGCCTTGGTGGTGGTTTCGAGTTGGAACGTCATCGTGGGGCTCCTGGCCGTGGTGGGGAAATCGATCAGTCGGACTTATCGGTGCGGGCGTGCGAGATCACGCAGCGGCGCGCACCGTGTCCCCGCGCTGGATGCAGCGGAACACCTCGATGCAGGCCTGCACGTCGACCATCGCGCTGTGGGCGCCTTCGAGCTTCTTGCCGGTGAAGAACTCGTAGGCCTCGCCGAGGTTCGCGGACTTGTGGTGGTTGCGCTTGGCCGCGATCATCTTGGCCGTCGGCGGGATCTTGCAGATCGGCGTGGCGAGCAGCTGGGTGCACATCGAGGAGCCGACCTTCCAGCTCGTGTGCACCGCGGCGTCCGGGTCCTTGTCGATGTGGCGCATCAGCCCGATGCGGACCATGCGCGCGTCGAAGCTCTCGTTGTGGCCGATGCGCACCGAGCCCCGCATCCACAGGTCGAGCAGCATCTCGAAGGCGATCGGCGCCCGGATGCCGACGTCGTGGGCCAGCTCGGTGGTGATGCCGTGGATCGCGGCGACTTCCTCGGGGATGGTCCAGCCGTCCGGCTTGATGATGACGTCGATGCTCGCGAGCTGCTTGAAGCTGTCGAGGTCGACCAGGGCGGCGCCGAGCTGCACCACGTGCGGCTGGCTCGGGTCCTCGCTCGGGGCGCTCCAGTTGGGCAGGCCGGTGGTCTCGGTGTCGTAGAAGAGGGCGGGTTTCATGCGGTGGGGCTTTCGTGGTGGTGGGGAAAGGTTCAGGCGCCGGGGCGCTTGTCGATCTCGTTGGCGGCATCGAGCAGCACCTTCACGGTCTCCGTGCCGCCGTGGCAGCAGCCGGCCTCGAAGGCGGAGCGGAGCAGCACCTGCAGGGTCTCCGGGCTGCTCGCCGGCGGGATCGTGCTCACGAGCAGCTTCATCTCGGGGCGCTGGAGCCAGCGCTCGAAGGCTGCGGTCGTACGGACCGTGGCTCGCGCGATGTACTCGCGCTTCTGTTCGTCGTTGTGGATGGACATGGAGCACTCCTTGTGCTGGGGAAAGAGGGTGGGCGGGCCCCCCATGGGCCGCCGGGCGGGAATCACTGCTCTCGGAGTTGGGGAGGGAGAGAGGTGAGCAGCAGGCCGACCGACTGGTGTCGCCCGAAAGGGTGGCCCCACCCTGCGGACCCCCGCCTTGGTCGCTCTCGCGGCCGCGGTGATCCACCTTGCAGGGTGAGGCCGTTGCTTGGTTAGGCGGCCTCCTGCAGCTGCTGCTGCCCGGCGTGGCCGTTCTCGATCCAGTGCACGCCGACCTGGTCGCCGAGCGAAGGGGGCGCCTTCAGCGTGCCGAAGATCAGCGCGCTGGAGATCTCGCCGTTCTCGGCCAGGTTGTCGAGCCATGCGAGCAGCTGGCTGCGGCCGGCCAGGTCGAGCACGTCGAAGCGGTCGAGCACCAGCAGGCCGGCGCCGGACAGGTTCGAGATGGTCGCAGCCAGCATCGCGTCGGTGCGCCACTGCTCGGACTCGCTCAGCAGGCGGTACTCGCGGCCGCCGGCGGTGATGCTCATGTCGCTGTGCACCTTGACCAGCGGCCACTCGGTGTCGTCAGCGGCGTGCACGAGGAAGCTGTTCAGCGGGCCCAGCGCCGCGGAGAGCATCTCGCCCGGGATGCCATCGGGGGACAGCGCCTCGGCGATCGCATCCCACGCGGCCACGTCGGCAGCGTGCTTCGCGGCCTCGGCGGTCTTCTTTTCCGCGGCGTCGGCCTGCTGCTTGGCGTTGTGCAGCGCATCGCTCTTGGCGACGATCTCGGCGCGCTCGGCCTTCAGCTTCGTCACCTCGGCCGCGGCCTCGTCGCCGGCGGCCTGGTCGAACTCGGAGGCCAGCTCCTCGCGGATCGCTGCCGCCTGGGCGTCCGCCTGGCGGGCCGCGTCGAAGTCGCGCTGGTCGTTCGCGACGGCGCTGGCGCAGGTGGCGCGGGCGGTGCGGAGAGCCGGGAGGCGCGCGGCCGCCTCGGGATCCGCGCCGTCCGACAGGCTCACCTTCCCGTGCTCTTGCTCGTACGCCGCCATGGCGGCCAGCACGCGGGCGTCGTCGGGCTGCTTCTCGTCCAGCGGATCGCCGTAGAAAATCATGTTGTGCAGGGCCCAGCCGAGCTCGTGCACGAGGCCCACCCGCGGCGCGCCGCCGGCGGCCGCCTCGGCCTTCGAGATCTCGCCGTCCAGGCGCTTGAGTTCGGCCTGGTCGACGTCCAGCTTCTTGTGGATGCGGTCCGCCCGAAGAGCCTGCTCCTGCAGCGCCGGCAGCTTAGCCTTCAGCCCGGCGCGGCGCTGCTCCTCGGCCTGCACGCGCCCGAGCGTCTGCTGCCACTGGCCGATGGCCACGTCGCAGTGCGTGAGCTGCGTCGACAGCTCGGCCAACGCCTTGGCGTCGAACTTCGGCACCTTGGCCTCCCACGTCTTCACCTTCTCGCTGCCGTAGGCCTCACCGGTGACCGCCTTCCACGCGCCCTTTGCCTCGGTGGCCTTGGCCCGGGCATCGTCGTGGGCGCCGGAGAAGCCGGCGCGCAGCAGCGGCGCGATCCGCTCCACCTTCGCCGCCTCGAGGCCGCGGTCGGTCATGCGCTTGACGATCGCCTTCGCGTCCGCCTTCAGGCCCATCAGGTTGAAGAGGAACGCGCGCCGCTCCTTCTCCTCGAGGCGGGCGAACCGCTGCGCGTCCAGCACGTAGGGCAGCACCGCGTCGGGCTCGCGGCCTTTCTGGCTGTCGGTCAGCTTGCCGCCGGCGGTCAGCGACACCCGGTACGTGTCGCCGTCCTCGTCGACCAGCTCGCACACCGCCGCGTTCGCGCCCTCGCGGATGAGCGCGGGCGATTCCTTCTTCAGGCCCACGCGGCCGAGGTCGCCGGTCAGCGCGAGCGAGATGGCGTCGCGCAGGCTCGACTTGCCCGCGCCGTTGGGCCCGGCGAAGAGCTGCACCGGCTCGGGCGTCTGCAGCTCGACGGTCTGGATCCCGAGGAAGTTCGTGACGTACAGGGAGGCGATCTTCATGGCGGTCTCACTCGATGGCGCTGGCGGCGGAGTCGCGCGTGCGGCGGCGGGCCGGCTGCGCGGGCGTGGGGGCCGGATCCTGCTGGGCCTCGGCCAGCTCGCGCTGGCGGATGGCTTCCTGCTCCTCGGCGGAGGGTTCCCACTCGTCGTCGGCCTGACCGCGACCAGCGAGCTGCACGTCCTTCTCGGCGTGCTCGGTGGCCTTGGCCGGCACTTCGACCGATGCCGAGTCCGACAGCCGGCCAGAGATCTCGCCCGTTTCCTGGTCGACCTGGCCAGCGTCCTCGTCCGGCACCACGAGGAACTCGCCATCGATGGTGTCGAGCTTCTGGTCCTTGCCGGCCTCGGCCATGCCGTCGAGTGCTGCCGCGGTCTGGAACTCGATCGACAGAGGCAGGTACTTCGAGAGGCGGCGGATCACCGTCTTGCGGCCCATCTCGACGAAGTGAACCTTCCACGGGTGACTGCCCGTCTTGTTGTACTTCTTGGCCTGCTGCCAGCCCTGCGATCCTTCGCGGATCTCCTCGATCTGGTGCACGCTCATGAACTCGCAGCAGTGGCCGCCGTCCTTGAGCTTTGCCACCGCGTAGAACCCGATCACCGGGCCACGCTCGCCGAGCGCCGGCGTGTGGTTCAGCTTCTCGTCGATGCCGTACACCAGCTCGAAGTGATCGCGCTCGCACACTTCGTGGGCGGCGATGCTGACGATCTGGCCGCTGCGGCGAGCCAGGTCGATGAGGCCCTTGTAGCCGACGATCACCTGCACGCTGTTCACCCAGCGCTCGTTGCCTTCGGCGTCCTTGCGCTTCGTGTTGAACGGGACGAGGTAGGCGTGGCCGAGCACCGTGTTCGGCTCCAGGCCCATCTGGGCGCACTGGCCGATGGCGCCAACGAGCGAGGCGACGTCGCACTTCGCGAGCTGCGGCGTGGTGGTGGCCGCGATCTGGGCGACCTTCAGCAGGCGGTCGATGCTCAGCGTGCGGGGCAGCATCTTCGCGAGCTCCGCCTTCTTCTGGTTCAGCAGGTGGGCGATCTGCTCCTTCGGCTTCATGTCCGCGAGCGGGCGGACAGCCTGGGAGGTGCGCATCTCGGCAAGGGTGGCGGTGGCCATGTGGTGGTCCTCTCTCGGGGTGGTTGTGATCAGGGGCGGAAGGTGCAGGTGGCGTGACGCGGGCAGTACTTCGCCGAGCACAGGTAGCTGCTCGGGTTGCCGAAGAAGTTGCCGCTCTTGAGCAGCCGGCTCGCGTTCTCGAGGAAGCCGGGCTCGCCGTCCTGGCCGAGCAGCAGCTGGCGGGCGTTCTTCACCTCGCCGGTGCCGATGCGCTGCGAGGCCGGGGTCTTGCCGGTGTTCATGCCGACGATCTGCGCCGGCGCGTTGATGGGGATGCCCATCGCGTGGTCGGCGAGCAGCTCGTACACGCCCAGCTGCAGCGCGTGCTTCTTCACCTCGGCCTTCCCGTTCGCGGCCACCGCGCGGCCGCCGGTCTTCAGGTCGGTGATGCCCAGGCGCGTGCCCACGCGGCGGATGCGGTCGTTGGTTCCGGTCAGCGCGATGCCGAGCTCGGGCAGCTCGAGCTTCTCGCAGCGCACCTCGACGCCCACGTAGTCCTGGTGCGGGGCGATCTCGTTGCAGTACTTCGTGTGCAGGGCCAGCGCGATGCGCTCGGCCTCGCGGGGCGACTGGTCATCCCAGTCCACTTCTTCCTCGGGGTGGTTGATCTCCTTCACCACCGCGTCGGCCGCGTCCATCGCGCTCACCGGCGTGCCGCCCGGCAGGCGCCCTGCATCGAACAGGGCCGTGCCGGCGTGCACCGCGGTGCCCAGCTGGGCGCGGCCGGAGCGGCGGCCGTTCATGCCCAGCAGATGCTTCGCCTCCCAGCGGGCCGGGCAGTCGAAGAGTTCGGCCAGCGAGCTGGCGCGGATGAAGATCAGGTTGACCGCGGACGCGATCGGGGTGACGGTGGTGGGTGCGTTCATCGCGGGCTCCGGTAGAGGTTGAGGTCCCGCAGCCAGGTGCTCAGCGCGCGGCGCAGGGCCACGCGACGGATGCACCCGCCGCGGCGGTGGTGGCGGTACAGGTAGAAGACGGTCATGACGTCAGATCCCCATGTCCGGGTCGTTGAAGAACGGCCGGCGGTGCTCAGGCTCCACCGGTTCGAAGAAGCGGCACAGCGCCGCGACAGCGCGCGCGATCACAGCGGGCTCACCACGATTCGGCAGTCGTGGCCGTGCTCGTCGACGGCGTCCGACCAGGCGTCGAACCAGTCGCGGGCCCACACGGTGTCCGTGGACTCGACGCCATCGCGGCGCACGGCCACCACGAACTCGCGCAGCCCGGCCGCGTGGTTCGGGTGGAAGAGGTAGCCGACCGGGCGGCGAACGGTGGCGGCGCTCACAGGCACCGCTCCCGCAGCTGGCCGCACACGGGGCGCTTCTTCGGCGGCGCGTCCGATTCGGGTTCGCTGTCGTCTCCACCACCGCAGGCGGTCAGCGCGAGCAGCAGGGAGAGGAGGAGGGCGCGGCGGTTCACGCTGCGCTCCCGGTCGCCGCGATGACCGCGCCGTCCAGGCGCACCAGCAGCGTGTCGAGGTCAGCGATGCCGGCGATAGAAATCGGATCCGTCAGCGGGATCTTCCCCGTCTCGGGGCTCACCGCGCAGTCGAAGAGGCTCGCGCGTTCGCTGCGGATCTCGTCGCGGGCTTCGCGCAGCGCTTCGAGCAACCGCTGAGACGCGACGATCAAGCGGGCATTGGCGCGCGCCTCTTCGTCATCGCCCTGGACGACGACGATGCGGCGGGTGTTGTCCTCGGCCAGGATGACGATGGAATGCCCATCGAAGTCGGCGTAGTCGCCCGGCTCGCAGGCAGTCCACTCCCCCGACGTGTGCTTCAGCGCCTTCCCGGCGCCCTTCTTCGTGTTGTCCATCTCTCTCTCCGTCTGCGCGGTAACAGCGCGATGGAGAAATAATAAGTCGGACTTTACGAAAAGTCAAAAGGGGGACTTAACGACGCAAGTGCGGATCGTGGTTCAGAACAGACAGTCGGGCTTATCGGGAGACGTTCCGCCGAGCGTTTGGACGGCGGGTGGCGCCCCGCGCGCTACGGGTTGATGCAGGTGAAGTGGACTTCGGCGTTCTGCGGGGTCCACAGCTGGACGCCGGTCGACGTGGACGACTTCACCTCGGCTCGCTTGCCCTGCGACTCACAGAAGGCATTCGCCTTTTTGATCGCCTCGAGCTTCACCTCGGCGTCGCTGGTCAAGCCGCCATGTGCCCGTGATCCCACCATGTAGGCGTCGCGCCCAGTGGGGACGACGTCGGTCACGGTCGTGCAGGCGCAAAGGAGGGCGGCCACGGCCGCGGCGAGCAGGTTCTTCACAGCATCTGTCCTTTCACTTTCTCGCCCAGCTGGTCGTCGAGCGCGGCGAGCATGCCCCGGGCGAAGGTGGGGTTGCGGTGGGCCTCGCCGGCCGTGTTCACGATGTACTCGCGGCGCTTGAGCATCGCCACGTAGGCCATGCCGATGATGCGGCCGCGGCGGGCCTCATCCAGCAGCTGCTCCAAGCACTCGACCGTGTCCTTCGAGATGGTGTCCGCCACCAGGGAGTAGGGCGGCTTCATTTCTTCGTCGTCCCGAGCTCGCGGCGCATTGAGACGCGGCGCGCGCCGGGTTCCGCTTCAGACTGGACTACCCTGGCGGAACCTCGTTCGACCACCGAGGCCTTCGCGGAGGCGATGGGCGCCCCCACCGCTTCGGACGTGGCGCTCTTGTGAATCCGGCGCGGAGAAACGGCGTGCGCAACGTAGGACATCCACTGGATGTCGTCCTGTTGGTACGTCTGCGTCTCCTGCGAGTTGTAGGCAGCCAGGCGAATGCCACCGCGGCGGCCGGCCAGGCGTTTCAGCAGGCGTTTCCCGCTTTTCAGCTGCACGAGCACGTCGTCCTCGATTTCGGGCTCGGTGCCCGGCTCGACCAACACGTATTCGCCCGGCATGTACCGCGGGACCATGCTGTCGCCCACCACGCGGCAGACGAAGGCCTGCGGATCGTTCGAGGTCACGTCGGCGTACTCGGTGGCCAGGTTGCGGGGGTCGTCGATCGCAAATTGCGCGACATCGAAGGTGGTTCCGCGCACCCAGACCTTCCGGGCGGTCGCGCCGTACTCGGCCGCAGCTTCTTTCACGGTGCGCTCCGCTTCCGGCCCAGCCCGGCGCCGCTCAAGCCACCCGTCGATGATGCGCGGCATGTCCGGCGGCTCGGCCATCAGCAGCAGGAAGTCGCCCGGGTGATGAGCCTGCGCCAGCACGTAGTTCTGGGCCCGCGGCGACACCGCGTGCGGGGTCTTCACTTCGACCCAAGCCACCGAGCCGTCCTCGAAGTCGAGCCGCAGGTCGGGCGTGTAGCTGGGCAGGTACTCGGCGAACCAGGGCTGCAGGTCACTCCGGTCGGCCGCCTCGGTCCGGCGTGCCTGCACCCCGGCGCGCACGAAGAGGTCGACCGCCACCTGCTCGAGCGCGTTCTCGGTCGGCGACCAGGTGCGGGCACGCTGCTGCTCCTGCTGTGCGATGGCCGGGCTGATGTCCTCCGGCCGCACATCGATGAGGCCGGCGAACTTGGCAACCGCCGGGCCGTTCAGCGGGATCTTCCCGTTCAGGTACTGGCTCAGCGCGGGCTGTGAGAAGCCCAGGCGCTCCGCCACCTCGTGCTGCGAGATGGGTTCGCCGCGGTCGGCCTTGGCGTTCTTCCAGGTGTGGAAGGCGGCCTTCAGGCGGGCGGCGTCTTGGAGCTGTTCGGGGGTGAGCGGTTTCGCGGGCATGGTTCGCACCTTATGAGCCCTCCTTAATGGAATCAAACAAGGGCGACTTAAAACGGGTGGACAGCTTGCATAAGTACGACTTACCATTGGCGGTATGAGTACGTTCAAAGCCATCCGTCTGTGCCTGGGCGTCACGACGGCCGAGATGTCCCGAGCCCTGGAGATGACCTCCGCCAACGTGTCGTACATGGAGCGCGGCGCCACGGTCATGCCGAAGACGGCCGAGAAGCTGATCACGTACGCGGCATCGCTGGGCGTGCCGCTCACGTACGACCAGGTCTACGGCGCCGCGGAGCTTCCCCCGCCGCGCCTCATCGAGGCCGCGTCGAAGGCGGCCTGAGCCATGGCCATCTCGTCGCGGGCTCATTCGGGCCACCTGCCGAGGCTGATGTTCACGCGCAGCCGGGTGATCAGGTCGCGCACCTTGCGCCACGCCCACCAGGCGAGCTCGTCGTCGGGATCGGTCATCGGTCTTCACCTCCAGCTCCGGCGCACGCGGTCAGCCACCAGCAGCAGCTCGCTCGCCTGTCGTTCGTACTCCTGGGCAGCGCGCTCGGCCAGCCGCTTGAGCAGCCGGTGCACCGCGGTGCGGGCCCATTCCATCGTGTGGTCGTTCGGTGTGTCCATGGCCGCCACTGTCGCTGCCGGCGGCGGAAAACGCATCCACACGGTTCCACATCGCCGCGCCGCCCACCGGCCGCCGGCACAACTTTTTGGAGGCGTTTGGAATGCTTGAATCCCTCAACGATGCGCTCGTCGAGTGCGTCAAGGCCTGCGGGGGCAGCAAGGTGGTGGGCGTGGCCATCTGGCCCGCCAAGGGCGTCGAGCCCGCGCAGCGCCATCTGCTCGCCTGCCTGAACCCGGACCGCAACGAGAAGCTCGGGCCCGACGAGTTGCTCCACATCCTGCGCTTGGCGCGCGATCGCGGGTGCCACGTCGGCATGCAGTACCTGGCCGAGACGCTCAGCTACGCCGAGCCGCTGCCGATCGAGCCGCGCGACGAGGCCGACGAGCTGCGCCGCAAGATGCTCGAGATGGGCCGCCAGCTGCAGGAAGGGCTCGCGAAGCTCGAGCGGCTGGAGAAGCCGGTGGCAACGGTGAGGGCGGTGGCATGAAGCCGGTGCTCTCCCGACAGACCGTGAACCCGACCATGGCCGCCCGTGGCCTGCGGTCGGCCGCGGAACTCGCCGCTTCGAAGCCGTGCGGGACACGGGTGCGCTACTACGCCGGGTGCCGGTGCACCGAATGCCGCGCAGCGAACTCGCGGTACGAGTCCGAGCGCCAAGCCGCACGAGCGCGTGGTGAAGCCAACGGCCTGGTCAGCGCCGCCCCGGCACGAGCCCATCTCGCCGCGCTGTCCCTGCAGGGCGTGGGCCGCAAGACCGCTGCCGATGCGGCCAAGGTGGCGCCGTCGATCGTCAGCAAGATCATTGACGGCCAGCGCGACAAGATCCGGGCGCAGACCGAGCGCCGCATCCTCGCGGTGACGTCCGCCACCGCGGCCGATGGCGCCTACATCGACGGCGCGCCGACCTGGGTGCTGCTCGACGAGCTGCTCGTGGACGGCTACAGCCGGGCGCGAATCGCCAGCGAAATCGCCGGCCGGCCGACTCGGTCCCTGCAGCTCTGCCGCGACCGGGTCACCGTGCGCAACGCGGCGCTCGCGCGCCAGGCGTACGAACGATTGCGGCTCGCGTCCCCGGACCTTTCGAAGCAGGCTCAGCAGCAGCTGGCCGAGCTACGTGACGAGCACTTCCGGCCCGACCGCATCCAGCGCGAGGCCGATGAGCTTGCCGCGGCGCGCGGCTGGCCTGCCGCTCCGATTACCCCTCCACCGCCGAGCGGCCGATGGCCGCAACCGGCAGGGCTGACGCACCGCGCGGCCGTGCTGATCGGGCTCGTGCACGCGCGGGTGTTCGACGACGCCGAGGAGGCCCATGCCCATCCGTGAGTACGCCAAGGTCGGCCCGAAGGCGTGGCAGGGTGCCACCTTCAAGCTGCTGCGCAAGAAGGGCCCGAAGGCCCTTCTCGTCGGCCTGTACCTGATGACCTCCCCGAGCTCGAACATGCTCGGTCTCTACTCCCAGCCCGTTCTGTACATGGCGCACGAGACCGGGCTCGGAGAGGAAGGGGCTTGGGAGGGGCTTCGAAGCTGCATCGAAGCGGGTTTCTGCAGCTACGACGAGGAGTCGGAAGTGGTGTGGGTCCACGAGATGGCCCGCTACCAGATCGCCGACGCTCTCTCCTCGGCAGACAAGCGCTGCAAGGGCATCCAGAAGGACTATGACGCCCTGCCGGACAACCCCTTCCTGGCCCCGTTCTTCGACCGCTACTCGGGCGCCTTCCACCTCAGCCGCAAGCGCCTCCCGGACGGTCTGAACACGTCTTCGGAGGAAGCCCCTTCGAAGCCCCATCGAAGCCAGGAGCAGGAGCAGGAGCAGGAGCAGGAGCAGGAGCAGGAGCAGGAGCAGGAGCAGGAGCAGAAAGAGACAAGCCACCTACCGGTGGCTCCCACTCTTCCTGCGGAAGACCGGCCCCAGCTCACCCTCGTCGAGGGATCCGGAACAGCCCCCAAGGAACCCCCGGACTGCCCGCACCTCGAGGTTCTCGCCCTCTGGGCCGAGGTGCTCCCGAAGCTCCCCCGTCACCTGCCCAGCCAGTGGAAGGGCACCAGGGCCGACCACCTCCGGGCCCGATGGCGCGAGACCGCCGTCGACAAGGGCTGGACGTCCAAGGCCGAGGGCCTGACGTACCTGCGAAAGCTCTTCGCCTACGTCGGCAAGAGCCCGTTCCTCACCGGCCTCACCAAGCCGCGAGAGGGCAAGCGCCCCTTCGCCATCGAGCTCGAGTGGCTCGTCAAACCCGCCAACTGGGCCAAGGTCCACGAGGGCAAGTACCACGAGGAGTCCGCCGCATGAAGCGCGCCGCCTTCGACGACACCAAAGACGCCGGCGAGACCATCGTCGGCAACACCCCGAACCTGCGCCCCTGCCGCACCTGCCACGAGGCGACGAAGTGGGAGCTGCTCTCGCTCTTCGGCGGCCTCTGCGGGCGCTGCTACGACGCGTACTGCAAGGGCGCCGGCAGCGGCCCGCTCGGCAAGCGCGAGGCCGGCCGCAAGTACCTGGCCGAGATGAACGCCCGGGTCGACCGGCACGGCGTGCGAGGTGCCCATGAGCCGGAATGATTCCGCCCCAGAAAACCGGAACGGGACGCTCGGCGAGCGGATCCTGGCGTGGCTGGCCGACGGGAACGAGGGCACCGTCGCGGAGATCCGCGCGCACTTCGGCGTGGCCGACATGAGCGTCCGGTACGCGCTGCGCAGCCTCATCGCCGCCGGCGTGCTGGAGCCCGCGGGCGGTGGCGAGCGTCCGAGCGGGCGCGGCCGGCCGCCGGAGCGCTGGGCCTGGAACGGCGCCGACCTCCCCAAGCCGAAGGCGCGCGACCCGTGGGCCACCACGCCGGGCGACTTCCGCCCCCTCACCGCGGCGCCGGACGTGCGCGCTGCGATCGCCAACCAGCACCCGCTCGCCACCGTGTGGGCGCAACCGAGGAGCACCGCATGAACCCGAACCGCAACCACATCCCCGCCGGGGACGACTTCGCCGAGCCGCACATGCGCTGGAACGGCACCACCCGCGAGACGCAGCCCGGCGAGCTGCCGCCGGCCACGCCGGACCCGGCCGTTGGCGTGTCGGGCTTCTGGGTTGGCCTCGGCCTGGTCGGCGCCATCGCTGCGGCCGTGGCGTGCTGGCACTGCGTGGCGACGTGGCTGCAGGGGGTGCAGTGATGGCCAAGCCCGCGCTCATCGTGCATCGCGGCAATCCCGGCTCGGTGCGGATCCAGGACGTTGTCTTCGACGGACCCGGCCTGCGAATGCAGATCACGAACGTGGTCGTGACCCACGGGCCGGAAGGCTTCTACATCGGCCCCATTCCCCGCGTCCTGCAGTGGCAGATGAACGTCGAGGACGTGATCCGACGCGTGCGCCACGCCTGCCGGAGGGCTCTGCTGTGATCGAGCTGACCCTCCCGTACCCGCCCAGCGCGAACCGCTACTGGCGCACCGCCGTCGTGTGCGGCCGGGCCCAGACGTATCCGTCGGCAGACGCGAAGGCCTTCAAGGCGGAGGTGCTGGCGATCGCGCACCGCGCGGGCCTGCGCAAGCCGCTGACCGGTCGCATCCGGCTTCACCTCGAGCTGTACCCGCACCGCCCGCAGGACTGGGCCAAGCGTGCCCGCCTCGACCCGCTCACGTGGGACGACGACGTGCGCTGCATCGACCTCGGGAACTGCGAGAAAGTGCTCAGCGACGCGCTCAACGGCGTGGCCTGGGTCGACGACAAGAAGCACCGCCGCATCGTGCTGGACCGCATGGAGCCGGACGAGCACGGCGCGCGCCTGGTCGTGCGCATCGAGCAGGTGCTGGCCGCGAATCCGCAGGGCGATCTGCTGGGGGCTGCAGCGTGACCGTCGCCGTCGATGTCCGCGATCCGCTCGGCAACCTGCTCGGCACCGTGCCCATGAAGCGCGCGGACTGGTGGCGAGACGGCGACCGGTTCCGCTTCTACGTGCAAGTCGAGATGCCAGCCGACCTGACGTCGCCTGTGCGTGAAGCCCCGCGCGTCGAGCTCACCGCCGCCGTCTGGAGCCGTGGCGGCCGGGCCGGCGAATGGTGCCTTTTGGCCCTGGCCAACGAGATCCCGAAGCTCGACCGCGTGGTCGGCTTCATCCCCGCCGCGACCGCGGCACAACCTGAGAGGAAGACCATGCGACAACTGACCGACCACGAGGTGAACCCCGTCAACCGTGAGCTGAAGATCGTCGTGCTCGACGAGCCCGGCCACGGCGGGGCCAACCACCGCTACGCCATCGACTGGAAGGCCCACGTCGACGGCATCGGCTTCCGGGACCAGGAGACGGGCGAGTGGCGTGACGCCACGCTCGTGCGCTTCCAGGACGGTCCGATCGGTGAGGTGGGCGTCAACGGCGTGACGCACGAGGCGCTGCTCGCCATCGTGGCCGACCGCCTGCGCAGCTTCCAGGCCGGCCCGTACTCGTGCAAGGCAAACGCCTGCGCGCTGACGCACATCGAGGAGGCGATGCACTGGTTGCAGCAGCGCACCATCGAGCGCATGCGCCGGGACGTCGAAGGCACGCACGCGGTCTGATGTCGAACTGCCCCGACTGCAAGCAAGCCGCCACGGTCTGGCACTGGGGCGGGATCCGGGCGGACTGCGAGGGATGCGCGATCCGCTCGGTGGCCCGCTGCCCGCCGCACATCCGCCGGGCCGAGTACGCCATGGTGGCGAACGACGAGCGCGAGGCCTTCGTCGACCAGGTCAACGCGGAGCGGCGGCGCATCCGCGAGCTGCGGGGAGGGCCGACGTGATGCTGCACGACTCTCTGACCTGGCTGGCCCAGTTCCTCTTCGGCGCGTGGCTCGGCTGGTGCCTCTGGAACGTCCTCGAGCTGCTCGTCGCGCCCTTCCTCGTCGACGGCCCGTGCACGAACGGGCTCTGGATCCGGGTGCCAGCCCGGGTTCGCGCCGCGCTGGACGCTGACGAGCTCGCCGCGGTGCTGGCCCACGAGATGGGCCACATCGCGCGCTGGCACGTGCCGGCCAACCTCGTGCGCCGCTGCTTCCTCGTGAGCGACACGCTCGAGCGGCGCCGTCAGCAGGAGCTCGAGGCCGACGACTACGCGGTGGCCCACGGCCACGGCGCGGCGCTGGCCCGTGTGCTGAAGCGCTTCGGCCGCACGCCCTTCGACCGGGCGCGAGCGCGCCGCCTGCTGGGCATCGTCCGGTGATCGCCGTCTTCCATCCCGATGGCACCGTCGCGTCCGGCTTCGTCGCGGACGCTGGCCGCCCCTCACGTCGTCGGCTTCGCAGGACCTTCGCCGCCCTGATGGGCGAGAAGTGGGGCGAGCTCTGGGAGCGCGGCTACCGACTGGGGACGCTGACGTGACCGAGACCCACGTCGTCGGCTGCACCGGCAAGTCCCGGTTCACGCGCTTCGGCCAGGCCGAGCGCGCCGCCGTCCGCCGCAACCGCAAGGACGGCGGATCCCACCTCGAGGCCTACCACTGCCGCCACTGCCACGGCTTCCACGTCGGCGAGGCGCGCGACTACCGGCCCCGGAAGAGAAAGACCAAGGAATCCGCATGACCCCGAAATGGCTCGACCGCCGCATCGCCGCTCCCGGCCCGTACCTGACGCTGTGCCTGTCGGAGGCTGAGTTCCGCGCCGCCATCGCCCCGCTCAAGCCGCCCGAGGTGCCGGCGTGGATCAAGACCGGACGGGCCCACGCGACCACGCACTTCTTCGTCCACAAGGACGGCGCGACCTGCGCCGTGGTCTGCCTCGGTGAGGGCTACCAGGATCGCAACCCCATCGAGGTGGCGGGCCTGCTGGTGCACGAGGCGGTGCACGTCTGGCAGTCCTACTGCGACGACATCGGCGAGCGCCACCCGGGCGACGAGCAGGAGGCCTACGGCATCCAGTCCATCGCGCAGGAGTTGCTCGCGGAGTTCGCACGGCGACAATCCTGACCATGCCAGCAGTAAAGCCCGGAACCCTCACCCCGAAGGAAGCCACCTTCGTTTCGGAGTACCTGGTCGACCGCAACGCGACCCGCGCTGCGATCGCGGCCGGGTACAGCCCCCGCTCGGCGGCAAAGACCGGCTACGAGATGCTGCAGAAGCCAAGGATTCAAGCCGCCATCCGGGCCGCGCTCAAGGCCCAGGAGAAGCGCACGCTGATCACGGCCGACGCCAACCTGCGCAGGATCGAGCTCATGGCCGAGAAGGCGGAAGCCGCGGGCGAGTGGGGCCCGGCCATCCGCGCACGCGAGCTCATCGGCAAGCACTACCGCAGCTTCGTCGACAAGGTGGAACTGACCGGACAGAACGACGGCCCCGTCGAGTTCACCGAGATCCGCCGCACGATCGTCCGAGCAGAACCGCAGAAGTCGTGAGCGTCCTCGACATCCCCACCCCCGAGGTATTCGAGCCCCTGCTGGTGCCCGCCCGCTACAAGGGCGCTCACGGCGGCCGCGCCAGCGCGAAGTCGCACTTCTTCGGAGGCATGTGGCTGGAGGAGAACATCGCCGAGCGCCTCGACTTCGTGTGCCTGCGCGAGGTGCAGAAGTCGCTGGACTTCTCCGTGCGCAAGTTGCTGATCGGCAAGATCCAGCAGCACAACGCCGGGGCCTACTTCGACGTCTACGACAAGAAGCTCGTCTCGAAGAAGGGGGGCACGACGATCTTCCAGGGCATGCAGGACCACACAGCCGACAGCATCAAGTCGCTGGAGGGCTTCGACCGGGCATGGATCGAGGAGGCACAGAACTTCGGCCAGCTGTCGCTCGACCTGCTGCGCCCGACGATCCGAAAGAAGGGGAGCCAGATCTGGGCGTCGTGGAACCCGAAGTTCGCAACCGACCCCATTGACAAGTTCCTGCGCGACACGCCCAACAAGGGCGCCGGCGTGCCGAAGAACGCGGTGGTGGTGACGGCCAGCTGGCGCGACAACCCGTACTTCTCCGACGAGTCGCGCGCCGACATGGAGTACGACTGGGCCCACGACCCCGAGAAGGCGGCGTGGATCTGGGACGGGCAGTACCTGAAGAACAGCCAGGCGCAGGTGTTCAAGCGCTGGCGCGTCGAGGAGTTCGACGTCGATCCCAACTGGACGATCCGGCAGGGCGCCGACTGGGGCTTCTCCGTCGACCCGTCGGTGCTGGTGCAATGCGCGATCGTGGGCAAGCGCCTGTACGTGGCGCACGAGGCGTACAAGGTCGGGTGCGAGATCGACCTGCTGCCCGACCTCTTCCGCACGGTGCCGGACTCGGAGATGTGGGGCACGACGGCCGACAGCGCGCGGCCCGAGACGATCAGCTACATGCAGCGCCACGGCTTCCCGAAGATGCTGCCCGCGATCAAGGGCGCGCGGTCGCTGGAGGAGGGCGTCGAGTTTCTGCAGACGTTCGAGATCGTCGTGCACCCGCGCTGCCAGCACACCATCGACGAGATGGCAGCGTACAAGTTCGCGATCGATCCGCTCACGAAGGAAGTGCTGCCAAAGCTGGCCGACAAGGACAACCACGTCATCGATGCGCTGCGCTACGCCTGCGAGGGCGCGCGGCGGGCCGAGCTGGCGAAGGAACAGGACACCGCTTCGGCCACGCCACCGCCCCGGATGGTGAACCACTGGGCTCGCCGGTAAACTGCGCCCCATCACGACCGGCCGCCCGGTCCGCTGAGTAGTCGAGCCGCCAGCAGCTCATCTGACCCCTGAAGGGGACGATGACATGGCCCGACTGAGCAACGAAGACCGCCTGCACCAGGTACACCGCGACGCCCTGCGCGAGTTCGACGACATCCAGGCCGCGGTGCGGGAGGAGCGGCTGCAGTGCCTGGAGGACCGCCGCTTCTACGCCCTCGCCGGCGCTCAGTGGGAGGGGCCGCTGGGCCAGCAGTTCGAGAACCGCCCCCGCTTCGAGTTCAACAAGGTCCACCTGGCGGTGATCCGCGTGGTCAACGAGTACCGGAACAACCGGATCACCGTCGACTTCCAGCCGAAGGATGGGGCCACGAACGACAAGATGGCCGACGCGTGCGACGGGCTGTACCGGGCCGACGAGAAGGCCTGTAGCGCGGAAGAGGCCTACGACAACGCCTTCGAGGATGCCGTCGCCGGCGGCATGGGCGCCTGGCGGGTGCGGGCCTGCTACGAGGACGAGCACGACGACGAGAACACGCAGCAGCGCGTCGTTCTCGACCCGATCCACGACCCCGAGTCCTCCGTCTTCTTCGACCTCGGCTCGAAGCGCCAGGACAAGGCGGATGCGAAGCGCTGCTACGTGCTTCACGCCTACACGCCGGCCGACTACGAAGAGGAGTTCGAAGACAGCCCCGACAGCTGGCCGCGCGAGATCACCCAGTGCGAGTTCGACTGGTGCACGCCGGACATCGTGTGGGTGTGCGAGTTCTACAAGACCGAGGAGAAGCGCGAGACGGTGCGCTTCTACCGCGGCATCGACGAGGACGCGGAGGACATGCGCGTCACCGACACCGACATCGAGAACGACCCGGAGCTGCTCGACGAGCTCGAGGCCACCGGCTTCCGCCTGGTGCGCGAGAAGAAGGTTTCCCGCAAGGTGGTGCGCAAGTACCTGCTCAGCGGCGGCAAGGTCCTCGAGGACTGCGGCGAGATCCCGGGCGCCGTCATCCCGATCGTGGTGTGCTTCGGCGAGCGCCGCGTGATCGACGGCGTCGAGCGCTGCTGCGGCCTGATCCGGTTCGCCAAGGACGCCCAGCGCCTCATCAACATGCTGATGAGCTGGCTCGGCGAAATGGCCGCTCGCTTCGACATCGAGAAGCCCATCTTCGACCCGAAGCAGGTAGCGCAGCACTCGACGATGTGGGCGCGCGACAACATCGACAAGTTCCCCTACCTGCTGGCCGACTCGCTCAAGGACGTGCAGGGCAACCCGATCCCCGGCACGGCCGCACCGCTCGCCTACACGAAGGCGCCGCAGGTGCCGCCCGCGATGGCCATGCTCGCGCAGATCGCCTTCCAGGCCCTGGAGCAGATGCTCGGCAACCAGGAGGCCGGCGAGCAGATGCAGCCCAACATCTCGGGCAAGGCTGTCGAGCTCATCCAGAACCGCCTGGACATGCAGTCCTTCGTGTTCGTCAGCAACTTCAAGCGCGCGATGAAGCGCTGCGGGGAAATCTGGCTCGCGATGATGAAGGCCATCGTCGTTGAGACCTCCCGCCGCATGAAGACCGTGGGCCGCAACGGCGAGGTGGGAAGCGTGATGGTGAACCAGCCGGGCTTCGACCAGGAGACCGCCCGCCGGATCATGCTCAACGACCTGAACAAGGCGAACTTCGAGGTGGACGTCGACGTGGGCCCGAGCAGCACGAGCCGTCGCGCGGCCACCGTGCGCGCGATCGTGGGCGTGATGCAGTTCACCCAGGACCCGGAGACGCTGCAGGTGCTGACCAGCATGGTCCTCGCCAACCTGGAAGGAGAGGGCATGGAGGACGTGCACAAGTGGGCCCGCGACAAGCTGGTCCGCATGGGCGTCGCCACGCCGACCGACGAGGAGCAGGCCAAGCTCGACCAGGCCGCAGCCAACGCGCAGCCGGATCCTCAGGCCCAGTACCTCATGGCGGCCGCCCAGAAGCAGGCCTCCGACGCGGCACTGTCCCAGGCGAAGACGGCCAACACCGCGGCCGACACCGACCTGAAGCAGGCCCAGACGGTGAAGACGCTGGCCGAGGCCGGCAGCACGCGCACGCACGAGCAGCTGGGCTTCGCGCAGGGTATGCGGGACCTGATGACGACGCCCGAGGCGGACCTCGGCGCGGCCTCGCCGGTAAGTACGACTTCATGAAATCGGGCGGTGTCGCTATCATTCCGACTTACATCGCTACCTGACCACGCAAATGAAGCCGTCCACGCTCCTCCGCCAGCTGCTCGCCCGCCTCATGCTGCCGTCGCTGTGCCTGCGCCTCGGCGAGGAGGGCGACGGCGAGACGGAGGGCGATCCGGAGCCGGGCGACGACGGCACGACGTCGGAAGGCGAGGACGCCACTGGCGCCGATGACCACGACCTCGACGACGACCCGGACGCGGACCCCGATGCCGATCCGGAGGCCGATCCCGACGCGGACCCGGATGCCGAGGGCGACCTGGTCGTGTCCCTCGACGGCGAGACCGAGCCCGAGGAAGAACCCGGCGAGCAGCAGAAGCCCTGGGTCAACGAGCTGCGCAAGCGCAACCGCGAGCTCGTGCGCAAGCAGCGCGAGAACGAGGCCGAGATCGCCCGCCTGAAGGGCACCACCACGCAGCCGGCCGCCATCGTCGTCGGCGAGAAGCCCACCATCGAGAGCTGCGGCTGGGACGGCGAGAAGCTCGACAAGGAATTGAACGCCTGGCACGAGCGCAAGCGCGCCGCCGAGAAGCAGGAAGAGGGACGCACCGAGGCCGAGAAGGCCGCGAAGGCCGCCTGGGACAAGACCGTGGGCGACTACGGCACCGCGAAGACGGCCCTCAAGGTGACGGGCTTCGCCGAGGCCGAGGCCAACGTGCAGGACGCGCTCAGCCCCACCCAGCAGGGCATCGTGCTCGACGTGCTGCCCGCCAAGCAGGCCGCCCTCTTCGTGTTCGCGCTGGGCAACGCGCCCCAGAAGCTCAAGGAACTGGCCGCGATCACGAACCCCGTGAAGTTCGCCGCAGCCGTCGGCAAGTTGGAGGAAAAAGTGATGGTCAAGCCCCGCAAGGCACCCCCCGCACCGGAGCGCCAGGTGCGCTCTTCGGTCCCCGCCGCGTCCGCGGTCGACAGCCAGGCCGATCGCCTGCGCAAGGAAGCGCGTCAGACCGGCGACTACAGCAAGGTGGCCGACTACCGCCGCCAGCAAGACGCGAAGAAGCAGAAGAAACAAGCGGCCTGACCCTCGTCAGGTAGCACCAGGATTCGCCCACCTCAACGGGCAGTCAGGAGGCCACCGTCCGGCCCTCAACGGATGAGTTCAGAAGCGCGGCGCACGCCGCATCGACCAACTCATTCGTAGGAGTCCACCGTGGACCTCAAAACCCGTCGCAAGCTCCGGCCCATCGCGGTCGCCGCCCTCTCCGCCGCCTACGGCATCCAGGGCTTCTTCAACTCCGTCGCCGCCACCGGCCGCGACAAGCTCTTCGAGCACATGGCCGACCACGGCCTGGTGCTCGGCGTCAACGCGCTGACGCGTGACCTCGAGATCCTCTTCGAGGAGTTCATCGTCGGTTTCGACGCCGCCTGCGTGATCTCGCAGGAAGCGGCGTTCATGTACCCGGACCAGCAGTCCATGCAGCGCGCCGGTGACACCGTCTACCGCCCGCAGGACTACCACATGGACGTGGTCTCGGGCCTGGACATCTCGGCGGCCACGCCCACCGACCTGATCCAGCGCCAGGTGCCTGCGACGTACAAGTCGCCGCAGAACATCCTGTACACCCTCGACGCGAAGGAAATGCGTGACCCCGCGCACAAGCAGAACGCCGGCCGCGCCGCTGGCCTGCGCCTGTCGGGCCAGATCGACAGCGACATCTACGGCGCGATCGCGCTGCAGGGTGGCAACGTGATCAAGAAGGTGGGCGCGATCAGCTGGGACGACGGCGCGATGGCCGAGGCCATCCTGCTGTCCAAGGGCATGCCGATCAACGCGCGCCGCAAGATGTTCTTCAACCCGTTCGACTACAAGGACGTGGCGAAGGACCTGGGCAACCGGGCGTACATGGGAACGACCAACCTGGACGCGTACGAGCGCTCGCGAGTGCCGGACATCGCCGGCTTCCAGACCTTCCGCACCGACAACCTGTACAACCTGGCGGCCGTCGGCACGGTGACGGGCACCACCCTCGGCGCGGCCGCGTCCTTCACGCCGTCGGCGATGACCGGCGACCTGCCGACCGACAACCGCCGCATGACCATCACGGTCGCCGGCGCGAACATCGCCAACATCAAGAACGGCGACGTGTTCACCATCGGCGCGGCCGGTACCGCGGTCAACGCGGTGCACATGATCACGAAGGACGACACCGGCCAGCTGCAGACCTTCCGGGTCATCAGCGGCGGCGGCACCGCCTCGCTCGTGATCACGCCGCCGATCGTGGCGACCGGCCCGTACAAGAACGTGACGCAGGCCGGCGCGAACGGCGCGGCGATCACCTTCCTGAACACGGTGTCGAAGCCGGTGAACCCGTTCTGGGTCGACGGCGCCGTCGAGCTGATGGTCGGCAAGCTGGCCTTCCCGGAAGGGCAGGGCGCCCAGGTCATGACCGCCACCTCGAAGAACAAGGTGCCGCTGATCATGTCGTACCAGTTCGACCACCTGAAGGCGAAGACGACCTGCCGCTTCACCTCGCTGTACGCGCCCACGGTGCTGCAGCCCGAGCTGTGCGGCCTGGTGATCGCCAACCAGACCTGATCGTCGCAACGACGTGAACCCAGGGGCCGCGGGAGCGGCCCCTTCCTCCAAGGAGAACCCCGTGACCCAGACCACCCGACCCGATCCCAACTTCCCGATGGCCCTCTTCGTGCACGGCGGCGCCGAGCTCGTCGACGGCACCCCGGTGACCTCGTGCGTGGTGCACACGCCCGAAGCCCTGGAGGCCGCCCAGGCCGAGGGCTGGCACCGCAGCGCTCCCGAGGCGCTGGCCGCACACGAAGCTGCCGAAGCGGAGGCCGAGGCCAAGCGCCAGGCCGAGGTCGCCGAGAAGGCCGCCCAGGCCGAGGGCAAGGCGCCCACGCGCCCCGAGCTCGAGCAGAAGGCCACCGAGCTGGGCATCAAGTTCAAGCCGCAGACCTCGAACAAGCAGCTGCTGGCCGACATCGAGGCCAAGCTGGCCGCGAAGAACGAGTGAGGCCGCGATGGGCTGGACGAAGCGTGACCTCGTGAACGCGGCCTTCGACGAGCTGGCGATCGCCGGCTACGAGTTCGACCGCAGCCCGGAAGAGGACGACGCGGCCCTGCGTCGCCTGGACGCCATGCAAGCGACCTGGGTGGGCCAAGGCATCCGCATTGGCTACGCGCTGCCCTCCAGCCCATCCGATTCCGATCTCGACCAGGAATCGGGCCTCCCGGACTACGCCGTCGAGACCACCTTCCTGAACCTGGCCATTCGCATGGCCCCGGGCAACGGCAAGCAGCTGAGCCCGGAGACGCGCCGCAACGCGTCCGACGGGTACGACGTGCTCATGGCCGACGCAGCGCGCCCGCGCCGGCAGCAGTACAGCGGCACGCTGCCGGTGGGCGCGGGCAATCGCACCTGGCCGCAGCGCGGGCCCTTCTACCCGGCCCCCACCAACAACCCCCTGGAGGTCGCCCAGGGCGGCGGCCTCGACATCGCGGAGGAATGACCCATGTCGTCCATTCAACGGATGCCCACCGCGACGCCGACCGAGGCCTCGCAGATCCCGTTCTACGACCCGAACAACGGGCGCGACTCGAAGTGCTCCATCACCGACCTCGCCGAGCTGCTGCAGTCCCTGCTCAACGTCAACGGCGAGCTCACCACGCAGGCCGCGGCACCCAGCGGCTCGGGCTTCAGCGTCACGGTGACGCCGCCGGTCGAGGGCGGCAGCGTGTGGCTCAAGCTCTCGCCCCTGGGCGCGTACGCCGCCGGCGGCGTCGTGCTGCCGCTCACCCCGGTGGAAGGCCAGGAGGTGCTGGTGACCAGCACGCAGACCGTCACCGCCCTGGGCGTGACGGTGGCCGGCATCAGCGGGGCATCGGTCATCGGTGGCCCGACCACCATCGGCACCGCGACCCCCTTCCGCATGCGCTACAACCAGGTCGACAACGCCTGGTACCGCGTGGTCTGACGCGAGCAGCAGCCCGTGAAGATCCCGATCCTGAACGGCATCTACACCGACGTGTCGGCGGACTTCCGCACGTCGTACCCGCTGAACCTCGTGCCGGTGCCGAAGCAGACCGGCATCAACGAGGGCTATCTGCGCACGGCCGAGGGGATGCTCACCTTCGCCGAGCTCGAGCTCCCGACCGATGATCACCAGGACCGCGGCGCGATCACCTGGAATGGCATCTGCTACCGGGTGACGGGCAAGTACCTCATCCGCGTCGACGACGGTGGCGTGTTCTCGCCTGGCGTGCGCACGATCCTCGGGGAGGTGGGAACCGACGGCCAGCAGGTCTCCATCGACTACGGCTTCGACTACCTGTCGATCGGGTCGGCGGGCGGGCTGTTCTACTACTCGCCCGGCGCCGGCCTGCAGCAGGTGACCGACCCGGACCTCGGCACGGTCATCGACCACATCTGGATCGCGGGCTACCGCATGGTCACCGACGGCGCGACGATGGCCGTCACCGAGCTGAACAACCCCTTCGAGGTCAACCCCACGAAGTACGGCAGCAGCGAGGCCGCGCCCGATCCGATCAAGCGCTTGCGCCGCATCAGCAACCAGGCGGTGGCCCTGAACCGCTTCACCACCGAGTTCTTCGACAACATCGGCGGGAGCAACTTCCCGTTCCAGCGCAACCAGGGGGCGATGATCCCGAAGGGGTGCGTCGGTACGTTCGCGAGCTGCTACTTTGGTGAGACCTTCGCCTTCGTGGGCGGCGGTGTGGACGAGGAGACGTCTGTCTTCATCGGCGCACCCGGTGCGGCCGAGAAGATCGCCACGCGCGAGATCGAGATCATCCTTTCCGAGTACACGCCCGCCCAGCAGGAGACCATCGTCCTCGAGGCCCGCGCCGGCAAGATGCACCAGTTCATCTACATGCACCTGCCCGACCGCACGATGGTCTTCGACGCGGCCGCCACAAAGGTGCTCGGCGAGTACGTCTGGTTCGAGGTGAACTCTGTCGACGACCTCGGCATCGAGCAGCCGTACCGGGCCCGCAACTTCGCGTACGCCTATGGCAAGTGGCTCTTCGGCGACACGCTGCGCGCTCAGGTGGGCTACCTCACGGACAAGACCGCGCTGCAGTTCTTGGCCCGGACCCCCTGGCAGTTCGACACGGCGCTGCTGTACAACGAGGGCCGCGGGCTGATCATCAACGAGCTCGAGCTCGTGCGCCTGCCTGGTCGTCCCGCGATCGACCTGCAGCAGCCAACGAACCAGCCGCCCGCCGCCGTGTGGCACTCGTACACGAACGACGGGCTGCTCTGGAGCACGCCCCGGGCGAGTGGCCTCACGCGGCCCGGGATGACGAAGGCCCGCACGACCTGGCGCAAGCAGGGCAAGGTGGAGCACTACCGGGGCCTGCGCTTCCGAGGGATGAACAACCCGTACCCCGACGCGATCGTGCGCCTGGAGGCCCGGATCGAACTGCTGGCGGGGTAGGGCATGGGGCAGCTCCCATCGGTCACCCGTGCCCAGCTCAGCCGGGCGCTCAACAACGAAACGGCGGTGGTGCGCGCCGTCGAGGCGCTGCTCTCCGGCGTAAGGGACGCGCCCGACGAGATCGAGCAGGCCCAGCAGACCGCCGACCAGGCCGTCGAGGATGCGGCGACCGCCCAGAACGCTGCCGACGCCGCCGGCACTGCGGCCTTGAACGCGCAGACCGCCGTCAACACGCTGTCCGCCGTGCCCTTCGTGACGATCGGCGCGTCACCGGCGACGGCGAACGAGCGGACGCTGGCGGTCGACCCGCTGGGCCTCTCGCTCACGGATGGCGGCCCGAACAACCCGGTGACGATCGCCCGGGCTGACCTGGTCTCGGTCCTCGGCGCCGACGTGTCCGACAGCACGGCCGCCTTCGTGAACGCTGGAACGCTCGCGCTCAACCTGGTCGCCGGCGCCACCTACTTGGTCGAGGCGCTCGTGACCTTCCAGGCCGCAGCCACCACCACGGGCCTCGCACTCGGTTTCGCCCTCCCGGCCGGGGCCACCATCAGCGGCATGTTCCAGCACAACACCACGGCCACGGCGCTGGAAGGCTCGTACAACATCGCGGCCGGCGCGGTGAAGGGCAACACCACGGGCGTGCTCGTGGCCACCGAGAACGCGCCGGTGCAGGGCAGCTGGCTCATCAAGACCGACGTCACTGCCGGCGCGGCGCAGCTGCTGTTCCGCAGCGAGGTTGCCGCGTCGGCGGTGACCCTCAAGGCGGGGCTCTCCGCGCTGATCGCGCGCCGCCTCGCCTGATCGGGCCGCAGGGCCCATAATCGCGCCATTCGACGGGCCACGCCCGTCCGCTGAGCCACCAGAGCCGCCAGCAGCTCACCACCCCCGCACACGCGGGAACGTGAGGACTGCTGAGATGCGCAACTTCTTGCGGATCGCCTCCGGCGTGAACGTCACGCCGCTGATGCTGGCGATCGCACGCCGCCCCGAGCTCTGGACCGAGGACACCTTCCTCCGCCACTACCCCCAGGGCCCCTTCGGCAAGATCGATTCGATCATGCTGCGCTTCCCCGAGAAGGTTGTCTTCGAAGGGAAGGGGGCCGAGAAGAAGCTCGCGCTCTACAAGGCGAACAAGCTGGCCGGCTACGACCAGCACGAGTCGATCGACTACCCGGCCTACGCCGCGCTGCCGGAGGCGCGCGACATCGTCATGAACGTGTTCGCGGCGGTGCGCGGCACGCGCCTGGGCCGCGTGATGATCAACCGCATCGCCCCGGGCGGCGCGATCTTCCCGCACGCTGACACCCCCGAACACGCCGGCTACTACTCGCGCCACCACGTGGTGCTGCAGAGCGCCGAGGGCGTGAAGTTCCGCGCCGGCTCCGAGCAGACGTACTGGGAGACCGGCTCCGTCTTCTGGTTCAACAACGCGCTCGAGCACGAGGTCGTCAACGACAGCCCGATCGACCGCATCCACCTCATCGTCGACGCGAGGTGCGCGCGATGATCGCCGAGGCCATGGTTCTGCTCGCGTCCGCGGAGGGCCTGTCCAAGCCGGGCACCTACTACCGAGTCGAGCGTTGGAAGCACCTGCGCGCCGAGATGCTGCCGCTGCTCGTTCGCCACTGGCGTGAGGTCGCGCTCAACCACGACGACGTGCCACTCGACATCGACGAGGCGAAGTACTCCGAGCTCGACGAGGCCGGCGCGCTGCACATCGTCACCGCCCGCCGCCATGGCCTGCTGATCGGCTACCACGTCGCGATCGTCTCCGGGCACCTGCACTACCGCTCGACGCTGCACGGCATCACCGACGTGTACTGGGTCGCGCCCGAGTGCCGTCACGGCGTGACCGCCATGCGCCTCTTCCAGGCCGTCGAACGCGAGCTCAAGGCCGTCGGCGTCCGCAAGCTTTTCACCGCCACCAAGCTGCACCTCGACCAGGGCCCCCTGTTCGAGCGCCTCGGCTACCGACCCGTGGAGCGCCTCTATGCGAAGCTCATCTGACACGCGGCGCTGGCCGCATCTGGAGGGCCTCGCGGCCCGCATGACGACCGTCGCCGCCGCCGTGGTTGGTGCGGCTGTGGTGGGCGGCGTGGCCTCGTCCATGTCGCAGGCCGACGCGGCCGAGGACGCTGCGTACCAGCAGAGCCAAGCGGCCGACAAGGGCATGCTCGAGCAGCGGCGGCAGTTTGATGCCACGCAGAAACTGCTGGCCCCGTTCGTGACGGCAGGCACAGGCGCGCTCGGCCAGCAGCAGACCCTGCTCGGCCTGAACGGCAACGCCGCACAGGCGGATGCCATCGCCGCGCTGCAGGCCTCCCCGGGCTTCACCTCGATGCTGCAGCAGGGCGAGAACTCGATCCTGCAGAACGCCGCGGCCACCGGGGGGCTGCGCGGCGGCAACACGCAGGCCGCGCTCGCGCAGTTCAGCCCTGCGCTGCTCAACGCGACGATCAACGATCAGTACGCCAAGCTCGGCGGCCTCTCCTCGATGGGTCTGGGCGCGGCCACGCAGACCGGCGCCTTCGGCCAGGCCGCCACCAACAACGTCACGCAGCTGCTGCAGCAGCAGGGCGCCGCGCTGGCCGGCAACGAGCTGGCCCAGGGCAAGGCGCAGGCCGGCATGTGGAACTCGGTCGCCAACGGCATCGGCAGCTACTTCGGTGGTGGAGGGAAATTCTGATGGGCCCCATCGACTACAGCATCGACGTGCAATCTCCCTTCCAGGCGGCCCTTCAGGGCTACCAGGCTGGTGCGGCCATTCGAGACGACCAGCTCAAGCAGCAGCAGCAGGCGAACGCGCTCGAGCTCCAGAAGCAGATGCAGGCGGACATCGGTGCGGTGTACCGCAACCCGAACGCGGGCGCCCGCGACTACGCCGCCCTCACGATGAAGTACCCGGCACTCAAGGACCAGTTCAAGCAGTCCTGGGACATGGTGGGGAAGGAGCAGCAGGCCGGCAAGCTGGACCTCATGACCCGCGCCTACTCGGCGCTGTCCACGGGTCGCGCCGACATCGCCGAGAAGCTGATGCGCGACACGGCCGAGGCCATGCGCAACAGCGGTGCCAGCGAGCGCGATGTGCAGTCGCAGGAGATGTGGGCCAACCTGATCAAGCAGTCGCCCGAGCAGGCCCGCCACCTCGGCGGCCTGATGCTCTCCAGCATCATGGATCCCGACAAGTTCGGTTCCACGTTCCAGACCCTGGGCGACCAGGGCCGCGCCGCGGACAAGGCTCCTGCCGAGCTGGCGCGCGCCGAGGCCGAGGCAGCGATCAAGGGCGTCGAGGCGGCGAACGCCCCCACCGCAGCCGGCCTCGCGAACGCCAACATCCGCAGCCAGATCGCTGAGCGTGCCGACCGCCTGAAGCTCGACCGCGACAAGCTGACCAGCGACATGGAGCTGGAGCTCTACAAGCTGAAGCAGACCCAGACGAACCTCGACGGCGAGGCGAAGAAGCTGCTCAACGACTCCACGCTCGCGTCGCTGGCGGCAGATCAGTCGGCCACTGCCACGATCAACCTGGCCGACCAGTTCGACAAGCTCGGCGGAGGCAACGGTGTCCTGGGCACCACCGCGGAGGCCTGGGCCAAGATCGCCGGCGACCAGGATGCGATGAGCCGCGCCCGGGCCGAGTACACCCGGCTTCGCAACTCCCAGGCGATCAAGAACCTCCCGCAGGGCAGCGCGTCGGATGCCGACGTGAAGATGGCGCTCGAAGGCTTTCCCCCGGAGACGGCCGACTCGAAGTACCTCTCCCAGTTCCTGCGGGGCATGGGCAAGCTGCAGCAGCTCGACGCAGCCGCGCAGAAGGCGAAGGCCGAATGGGTGAACGCGGTAGGCCACCTCGGCAAGCCGAAGGCGGACATCGAGGTCGACGGCATCAAGGTGCCGGCCGGCTCGTCGTTCGTCGACTTCTCCAACCAGTTCATCCAGAAGAAGGCCGACGAGCGCTCGGCGGCCAAGGCCACGCAGGCGGTGCAGGGCCGCGGCTACATGCGGTTCGCCAAGCCGGCCGCATCGGCGCCCGCGGCCGCCCCGGGTGCGGTCGACATCACCGGCGTGTTGCCCGCCACCGGGGGCCTCTGATGGCGGCGAAGGAGACCCCGAACAGCTACAAGGACCCGTACTGGTCCGAGCTGGCCACCGGCGTGGAGCAGAAGCTGCAGCTGCCGAAGGGCCTGCTCGTCGGCATCCTCACGCGCGGTGAGCGCAGCAATGCCGACCAGGTCAGCGAGGCGGGGGCGAAGACACCCTTCCAGATCATCGAGCCCACGCGCAAGGCGGGGATCGAGAAGTACGGGATCGACGCCTACCTGAGCCCGGAGAACGCCGCCGAGGTGGCCGGCCGGCTGCTGCAGGACTCGCTCAAGCGCAACGGCGGCAACCCGGCGCAGGCCGTGGGCGAGTACCACGGCGGCACGAACCGCGCGAACTGGGGCCCGCGCACGAAGGCGTACATCGCCCGGGTTGTGGGCAGCGCGAACGTGGAGGCGCCCGCAGACGCGCCGGCGGCACCTCCTGCCCCCTCCGGTACCGGCAGCACGTTCCAGCGCGTCCTGGCGGCCCAGCAGGCGCCCGCCGCGGCCGCCAGCATCGCCAACGTCTTCCAGGCCTACGAGAGCGGCCAGATGACCCCGGAGGAGGCCGCCGAGTTCGAGGCGGACGTTCAGGCGGGAAAGATGATGCTGCCGCGCGGCAAGGCGCTCAAGACGCCCGCCCAGGCTCCGGCGGCGCAGGCCTCCCAGGCGATCGAACTGCCGCAGGCAGTGGCCGACGCCTACCGCCTGGGCAAGATGCCGGAGGCCGACCGCGCCGAGCTCGACCGCGACTTGGCCGCCGGCCTGGTGAAGTGGCCCGGGGGCGCTGCGCAGCCCGAGGGCGTGCCGCTGCCCGCAGCGGTGCCCCCCGGCACGCAGACGCCGGCTGCGACGGCGCCGATGGTGCCGGACACGCCCACGAGCCTCGGCGAGGAGATCGTCGGCGGCATCGAGACGGGCGCGCAGCTCGCCACCGGCGCTGTGGGCGGCACGATCGGCACCATCGGCGGGGCTGCAGGCGCTGCCGCGGCCGCAGCCCTGAACGGTGATTTCGGCACGAAGCAGGCCGCCGACATGATCGAGCAGGCCGCGGCCCAGGGCGGCCAGGCGCTCACGTACCAGCCCCGCACCGTAGCCGGGCAGCAGCAGGCCCAGGTCGTCGGCGAGGTGATGCAGAACGCTGTGCCGCTGACCGGCCTCACCGGCGAGCTGCAGGCCCTGTCCACCGCCGCAGCACCGGTCGCGCAGGCGCCGCGTGCCGCTGTGGCCCGTGCGGGCCAGCAGGTCGCCGAGGCGGTACCGGCCCCCGTGGCCAACGCCGCGCGCGCGGGCGCCACCACCGCGCAGCAGGCCGCGGCCGCCATCGCCGCGCCCATCTCGTCCGTCACCGGCCGAGTGCGCAAGGCGCTGGCTCCGAGCTCGGAACGCAAGCCCACCCCGGGCACCGGCGGCAGCGCCGGCGCGGCGGGCACGGACGTGGCCACCATGCGCCGCGCGAACGCTCAGGACCTGCCGGTGCCGATCGACCTCACAGAAGGGCAGGCCACGCGGGAGCACGGGCAACAGCAGTTCGAGCGTGAGATCGCGAAGAACCCGGAGCAGGGCGCGCCGCTGCGCGAGCGGATGATGGATCAGAACCAGGCGCTGCTGCAGAACTTCGAGCACTTCATCGACCAGACGCAGGCGACGGCGCCGACGCTTCGGGCAGTGGGCACCGCGGTCGACGACGCCCTGGTGAAGCAGTACCGCGCCGACAAGGCCAAGGTCACTACGGCCTACAACCGGGCCCGGAAGTCCGAGGAGGCAGCTGCTGCAGTCGACCAGGCCGCGCCCGTGACGATCGGTGAGGGCGAGACGGCCCTGACCGGCACGCCCATCGGCTTCCTCAACGACCAGCCCACCGGCCTGCCAAACACCGCGCTCGCCGACGCGGCGCGGCAGTACGCGAAAAAGCTTGGCATCGCTGAGGAAGTCGACGGCCAGCTCGTGCCGAAACCCACCACCGTCGCGAAGCTCGAGGAGTGGCGCAAGGCGATCGGCGAGGCCGCCGGCTACGAGCCTGCCGACGTCCGCACGGCCACGATCATGAAGAAGCTGATCGACGGCCAGACCGAGCCGGTGGCGGGCCCGCTCTTCCGTGAGGCCCGCGCGATGCGTCACCGCCTGGCGCAGAACTACGAGGACCGAGCGGTCGTCAACCAGCTGCTCACGAAGAAGCGCGGCACTGAGGATCGCCGGGTGGCGTTCGAGGACGTGCTCGACCACACCATCCTCAAGGCCGGCACCAGCGTGGACGACGTGCGCGAGGTGCGACGAGTGCTCCAGCGCTCCGGCGAGGCAGGGCAGCAGGCTTGGCGCGAGCTGCAGGGCGCCACGCTCGGCCACATCCGTGACGAGGCGATCAAGGGTGTCGCCCGCGACAGCCGCGGCGTTCAGGTGGTTTCGCCGGCGGCGCTGAAGAAGGCCATCAACGGCCTCGACGTCGACGGGAAGCTCGAGGTCGTCTTCGGCAAGAAGGGCGCCGAGCAGCTGCGCGTGCTCAACGAGGTCGCCCAGGACGTGCTGGTGGCCCCGCCGGGGACCGTCAACACCTCCAACACCGCGAGCGTGATCCTCGCCGCCCTCGATATGGGCATGAGCGGCGCCGTCGGCGCGCCGCTGCCCATCGCCTCGGGCCTGCGCCTCCTCTCGAACCACATCAAGGACCAACGCGTCGCCAAGCGAGTCAAGGCCGCCCTCGGCCCCGCGGGCGAGCGCGAGCCGTCGAAGTTCTGACCCCACCCACACGAGACGACCATGACCGCACTCGCCGTGATCAACCCCTACCAGACGTTCTTCGACCTGGAAGGCGACCCGCTCGACAACGGACGCGTCTACTTCGGCATGGTGGACTCGGATCCGCGCACGTCGCCGAAGGCCGTCTTCTGGGACAAGGCCACCTTCCAGCCGGTGTCCCAGCCGGCGCGCACGAAGAACGGCTTCATCTACAACGCAGGGCGCCCGAGCCTCGTCTATATCGACGGCGACTTCTCGATGCTGGTGCTCGACAAGCGCGGCCGGACCGTGCTGTACGTGGCCAACTCGTCGGACTACGTGATCGACGTGCTCGGGCAGCTGGATGACGCGAGCGGCTCCTCGCTGGTCGGCTACAACCTCGGCGCGTTCAGCTCGACGAACCGGACCGTCCAGGACCGGCTGCGCGACGCCGAGAGCGTCTTCGACTACCTGACCGACATTCAGAAGGCAGCGATCCGCGCCGAGACTGGCGGCGCGACGGCCGAGTGCTCTCTCGATTTCCAGGACGCGCTGGACGACACGGTGTCGGGCTACGTGCGAATGGTGACCGGGCGCTACATGCTGGCGCGAACGCTGCGAGTGAAGAGCGGCACGAAGCGCGTGACGCTGCAGGGTGGGAGCCGCATCCGCACGCTGCTCTCGCCCAGCCTGACCGACGTCCAGCAGCCGCCCCAGAACGTCAATGCACTGATCATGGTGCAGGACAACAACGCGCACCTCTGCCTCGAGGCTCTCCGCTTCTTCTCGAACGTGGCATACACCGGTGTCGGCGTGTATGCGAAGGAGGGCGGCGGCTCGGATGGCAGCGGGCAGGCGCTGTTCTCGGCCCTGCTCCGGAACCTGTGGCTCGACTTCGCGAGCAACAACAACGGCTGGTTCGTGGGCGGCCTCCAGAACTCGGTGGTGCAGACGATCACCGCGGAGAACATGAAGTCGGTCTTCCGCCTGGAAGGCGCCGCCAATGCCGACGTCAGCTTCACCGACATCAAGGCCTACAACTGCTTCGACCCGGTGATCGACCAGACGGCAGACACCTTCGGGTCGGCGCTGATGACGGTGAACGATGTCCACCTCTACACGCACAACCGCGGCCCCGCGATCAGCGTCCAGAACTGGGTCGAGTCGGCGATCAATGGCGTGATCTACGAGGCGGCCATCGGCAACCTCGGGAACACCGGCCTCTTCAAGTTCAAGGACTGCCAGAACCTGGTCGTCACGAACAGCATGGCCGTCACGCGCACGGGCGTGGCCCTCTGCAGCATCGGCGTGGACATCGAGTCGTCGGCCGGCATCACCACGAGCATCAAGTTCAAGGGCGTACGGATCAACGCGGACGTGGGCCTTCGCCTTCGCGGCCCGGGAGCCTTCGATCTGTCCTTCGAGGACTGCGACTTCACGAACTGCACCACCGCCTGCTGGCAGGTCCTCACGAACTGCTCCGGCGTCGTGCGCACCCGGGGTTGCCGCTTCAGCGACTCCCAGGGCTCCATCGTCCTGCACACGGTGGCCAACGCGCTGGCCTGGTACTCGTACAACGACGAGTGCCTGAACGCGGGCCTCGGTGGTGGTGCTGGCACCTGGAACCTCGCTCTGGCCACGAGCGCAGAGGTCTACATCGAGGGCATGCTGCTCGGTCGCACGAACGGCGCGGCCGCCGCCAGCACCTTCGTCTCGAAGACGGGATCGGGTTCGTTCACGATGCGCGGCACGCGCTGGATGGGCACGCCGCCCGTTGCGCGTTTCGCCGGCGCGCAGCCCGTGAACCAGATCTATGGGCAAGCCTCCTCGACGGCGCCGATCGCCCCCGGTACCCCGGCCTACACCGTGGACATCGGTGACTTGGTCATCACGGTGTCCCGGATCGCTGGCTCCTCGACGCTGACCCTGCCGTCGCCTGCAGCCCAGCCCGGCCGCGTCCTCTACATCCTGAACTTCGGCACCCAAACCATCATCTCGGCCTCGGCCAACGTGGTGCCGGTGGCGGGCCCCGTGGCCACCCCTGGCACGGCCATCTGCGCCGCGGGCGCGGGCAAGTTCGCCCACCTCGTGTCCGACGGCACGTACTGGCAAGTGGTCACCTCCAACTGAGGAAGCGGAAATGACGCGCACCTTCGAAACCATCGACCTGGCCGGCGACGAGCTGCACTCCGCGGTGGAGCAGGCCGCCGGGCGAGAGCTCACGCCGAACGAGGCCTACGAGCTCGTCTCGGCCGCTGGCCACTTCAGCTTCACGACCGGCCAAGGCCTTCGCGGCAGCGACACCTACTTCGCCGCGGTGGTGACCGGCGACCGGTGCGTCTACGGTCCTGACCCGGTGACGGCGCAGAAACGCGCCTACGTGCTCGCCCATGGCTGAACTCACCACGACGGCAGCAGCTACGGCGGTCACGGGGGCAACCTCGGCCATCTCCGCCGGCCGGCCACCGCAGGAGGTCATCGTCTGGGCCCTGATGGGCTCACTCGTGGCCGTCTGGCTGGATCGGCAGAAAGGCGAACCACTCACCATCGACTGGGTGGCACGGGCGCTCGGGCTCATCTTCGTGAGCGTCCTGACGGGCATCGCCGGGAGCGCCGGGGCAGCGGCGCTTGGGGACCTGCCGGGCTTCGCTTTCGTCACCAAGGTCGAGCGCTGGGTGATGGCCTTCGCCATCGCCGCGCTCATCCACAAGCTCGGGCCGTGGGTGCTGCAGGCGCTCAAGGCGCGGGCGAACAAAACGGAGGCCGGCAATGTGGCTCCTGGTCCTTGACGGCGTCGGCCTCCTGTCGGCGCTCGTGCTCTTCCTGACGGCGGTGCGGATGATCGAGGTCGCCGAGCACTTCGAGTTCTCCATCCGCGTGGGCGTGGCCGCCGTGATCGGCGTCGGTTCGGCCTGGTCCATGGCCGCGGCGTTCGAGCCCGGCCACCTCCACCCGGCCCACGTCGGGATCCTGCTCGGCGGCGCGCTCTGGGTCGCCCAGGCGGTCTACCGGCACCGAAACGCCCCCGTGCGTCACCCGGGCCAGCGCAGGACCGACTTCGGCCACCTTGATTCCCTGGCATCTGGAGGAAAGAAGCGATGAACGAACCCCTGTGGCTTGCGGCCGCGCGCTGCGACATCGGCCTGCGCGAGCTGCCCGGCGCACCCACCGCGCCGAAGATCGCGACGTGGCTGGCCGAGCTCGGCGCCTGGTGGCGCGACGACGAGACGCCGTGGTGCGGCACCGCGGTGGCGGCCTGGATGAAGGCCAGCGACGTCGCCCGGCCCAAGCACTGGTACCGCGCGAAGGGCTGGCTCGACTGGGGCGTGCAGCTCGCCAACCCTGTGGTGGGCGCGGTGGTGGTGTTCGAGCGCGCCGGCGGCGGCCACGTGGGCCTCGTGGTGGGCAAGAACACGGCAGATCGGCTGCTCGTCCTCGGCGGCAACCAAGCCGACAGCGTGCGCATCTCGGCGTTCGACCCCCACCGCGTGGTCGGCTACCGCTGGCCCGCCGAGCGCGCCCAGTCCATCCCGGTGGGCCCGCTGCCGGTCTACAGCGGCGGGGCGGCGCTGTCGGAGAACGAGGCGTGAACCCCACCATGCTGCTCGGCGTGGTGGCGGCCTGGGTTGCCTCAGTGCTCGTCGCTGGCTGGCTGGCATACAGCGCCGGTCAGAACGCCGAGATCGCTGCGCGCTCCCGCGAGGTGAAGGTCGAGGCCGACGTCATCGCGAAGGTGGAGCAGGGCATTGCCAACGCGGTCCCGAAGATCCAGGTCAAGAACACGACGATCCGGCAGACGCTGGAGAAGGAAGTCCATGAACGTCCGGTCTATCGCGACTGCGTCGCTGACCCTGCTGCTCGCCGCCTGCTCAACGACACCATCGGCACCGCCCCCGCCGGCTCAGCCCCTGGTGCAGGTCAGCTGTCCGCCTCTGGCCCTGCTCGCTGACGACACCTTCGGGGCGTGGGTGCTGTGGGCCCAGTACGCCGGCGGGCAGTACCGGGTGTGCCGGGCGGCCTGCGTCAACCCTGGGCAGTAGAGCGCGGGAGCGCTGCCGCTGACGGCTCCGGCGGCCCGTCGATCCGGTAGCACGCCCAGGCCTGCGGGTGGCTCGCCGCGGAGCGCATGTAGTCCGCCGGCTGGTGCCCGTGCAACAACAGCACATCGCCCACGACCTTCTTCACCACCACCCGGTTCAGCGGCGTCAGAACATGTTCGCGTCCGGCGTGTTCGCCGCGGTGCAGGTAGGCGGTGCCACCGTAGATCGTGAGATTGCCGCGGTGTCGCTTGGCGTCGACGAGCTCCTCCGGGGTGAGCTTCATCCCAGTGGCGCGGAGCTGGATGACTTCGACGAGCAT